GCCGCCGCAAACCATGGGAACGCAACATTATCCGTTAAAGCCAAGTTTCTAGTTACTTCAGCTGTTGGTGGAATATAAATTTGAGTATTATTGACAGTATCTCTTGTAAGTACCCAAGGATAGTAAGTTGCTGTATAGTTAGAGTCAATACCAGTCTCTTCTAAATTATCAACAGCTTCTTGAGGATATATTAAACCATCTTCACCTGTTGTTGTTGGTAAGAACATATTGTAATCTGGTAATGTCGCAACATATAGTGAGTCAGCTCTTTCGTTTTCTACCATATCAATTGCAGACTCAACTAGGTTAGAGTTATTAGTAATATCAATACCTGGTGTTACAAACACATTAATGTTAACCGCTTCAGGGTTGTCAAATGTTCTTTGACCTAACAAGTATGCGTAGTAATCAGTATTTCCATAGTCAATTGTGCCGTCACCTAATGCTATTTGTTTAAATAGACCATTTCCTTTTCCATTAGGGAATCTAGTTGAAGCACAAGCTCCATTTAGGAATCCTGATCTACCAAGAGCAAATCTATCTCCATTTGTTCTATACTCTCTATAGATGTCCCAACCATCGAATCCACCATAAACCATTACGTTGAATTTTCTAGAATTTAATCTATAGTAAGGATTTGTTGGGTCTGTTGGTTCTGATGAGAATGAAGCAACACCAACCTCGTATGCTGTTTCACCTGATGATGTGTAACCACCATTTATTGTAATTCCACTAGCATTTTGATCCATATGGAATCCTTTTGTTACAAAATCCCAAACGTTTCCTTCACCAGTACAAAGGTTAAGTGGTTTTCTTTTTCCTTTATATTGATAGAAATCGCTATCATAACCCCAGAATGAAGAAATACCTAAGAAAGTTTTTCTAACATTATCTCCTGGGCTAGTGTAAGCGTCGTCAAGACCATTAGAGAAACCAAATGGTGGGTTGTAAACCAATTCGCCAGCTTTGTCATATTTTGTTTTATAAACTGGGAATGGAGATCTACTTCCAGGATATTCTCTAAATGAGAATCCTTTAAATCCACAAGGTAATGCATCAATTGGTGCGTCATAATTCACATCAATTAAAATAAATTTAGAATTTAATGAGTATTCACCATCTAATGTACCAACCTTTTTAGCTATATAGTTATTTTCTTGTGGGTCCATAGAGCAATTAGAGAACTTCTCAAGAACTACTGGATTAGCATCAGTATCAAAATAATCTCTAATTAACAATGTAAATGTTAGATTGTTAAATGATATATCTGTTACTGATACTTTAATTTGTGTATTAGCAGAGTTACCATCAGAAATACTATAAACTTTAAATAAGTCAAATACTTTATTACCTCTAACTTCTGATACAATCCAAGGAGTCTCTGGTGTTTGGAACTTATCCATATACCAACCTATAGTGCTTGAATCATTCGCTTGAGCTCCTTCTGTCGTTACAAACTCAGAACTTAAACCTCTAATATATCCTTTATTCCAAGCATAGTTTAATAGAGTTAAGAAAGACTCTTCAACCATTAATGGGTTTTGTAGTCTTGGTTTGCTAAAGTTACCCTTACCAAATACTTTATTGATATTTTTAGATGAGTTAGAACCTAATGAAACCTCAAAGTCAAATTCTGCACCACTATCATTAGTAGCATTAATTGCAAATGTTGAGAATGGATTTTTAAGTGCTCCAACGTATTGACCTGTCATATCTAATGTTACATTATTAACATCAGATATTTGGAATACCGGATTTACCTCATTACTATATGTTGAGATACCTCTAGACCTTAGTGTTGTTACAACTAAATCATCAAATTGTGTAAATGATGTTCCAGTATAGTAATATATAATACCTGAAACATTACCAGAATAACAATCAATAACAACAGGAGCTGTTGTTGTAGTAGTTGTTGTTGGGTCTGGAGTTACACAAGGATCAGTTGTTGTTGTAGTTGTAGTTGGTGCTGGAGTTGTAGTTGTTGTAGTTACAGGGTTTATGTTTGTTAAACTAGTAACTGTTGTAAAGAATGAATAACCACTATATTCACCACCGCCATTATTTGTAAATAACGCATAATACCAAGCGTCATTGTTTGGTGACTCAGGGGTTAAATTTTCAAATGGAATTGTTTGAATTCCAAAAACATCAGTTTCTTGTGTATAACCTGTAGTACTTAAATAATTATATTCGTCTTCTGGTATCGCACCAAAGTAATAAACAACCTCATCTTCTGCCATAGAAGGGTTAGAACTTGTTATTACATCTGACACCATATTACTTATTTGGTCGTTAAGTGTACTAATATCACCTTCTAGTTGTTCATATTCTGTATCTAGAATATCTTGTATCTCACTAGGGAAAGCACCATATGTTACAGTTGTTGGGTCATCAGTACACGCTGTGAACGGGACCTCAAAAGACATTTCTTTTTTAACAACACAAACTGGTTCACAATCAACAGTAATTCCACTTAAACAATTATAATTTAACGTTGCCGGATCTAAGTTTGCTTTAGTTATAATTGACCAAGAAGGTCCAGCGTCATAACCAGACAAACCAAGAACTCTAGTAACAAATAATTGATTTGATTGTTGTAAATAAGATTTAGCAATATATGCTGCCTCGTATTTAGGAATTTGTGTGTTTACAAATTTTTCAGCAGATGTCCCTCCAAAGTAAGTCTGAAACTCATCGTAGTTTTTAACAAAAATAGGTTCGAAAGCTGGACCTCTAAGAGTCTCTCCAACGATACCTAATGTTGTTACACCAACACTCTGAGCTACAAAGCTTAAATCAACTTCGGAAGTATAAACACCCGGTGAAACAAAAACTTTACTATTCGTAGCCATTTCTTTTTTTATGTTTTAATAATTTATTTTTATAATAAATATTATTGATTTTACCAAAAACTTTACTTATTAGAAACTATTTATATTTTGGTAAGATTTTTTTCTACCTTTTTTCTACCTATGGAAAATGAACAAAAAAAGATAAAAAATTTAAAAATATCTATTGAGGCTCATAAAGCCCTTAAAGACTATTGTAATAAGCGTGGTATAAAAATGTATAGATTTTTAGAAAATTTGATTTTTAATACCTGTAAAGAAAAAAAAGATATATATGGGGAAAACTAAGGTATATCTTGTACGTATGTTACCCTAGATTCTTTTGTTGCGTCAACCTTTGTTACAATGACCAATAAAATATCATTAGTATTTACCTCAACGTTTTCTAAATCTTGACCATAATAGTCACCATTAATATAGATTTGGAACGAGCTAACGTTTTCACTAGACGCTAATTTTAAATTAAATGTATAATTTAAAAGTTCTTCCGATTCATTATTACCAATAGGAAACACAAATTCATAAGTTAATGGTTCTGGTGGATTTTGTTTTCGTCTTTTTGATTTTTTATATGGTCTTTCAGTTTCAAATAGTTGGAATGTTCTAGTTATAGCTGGACTAACCTCAAACTCATCTTCATCGATTAAAAACCCAGACAAAGTAAACTCGTATTTTTGTATATAATACTTTCTTTTTTCTATATCCATAACAGACTCATCTGACATTCCAGTGTTTTTTATTGGTATGTAATGTCCTTTTATTGTTTGGTAGGCTTGTAATGACGCAAACTTCTCCATAACAATTTGATTAAATTTATTTACCTCTCTCATTCTATTACAAATAATTGCAACAGAATAACTTAAATCAATTGGTACTGGTTGTGGTATTTTATATATGTCATATCCATTTTTATTACCATCCCAAGTTGGTACTTTAGCATAAGTATACAATCTTCTATTTGGTATATTATATACAATAGCTGGGTTATTACCATATTTAACTTCTGGATTTCTAATAACAGTTATAAATGGTGGTTCTGTGTTTTTATCTATGTTTTGAAAATCCCAAGTTTCAGTAAATTGAGACCAGTTTTGTGTTGCTATTAAAATGTCAATCATTGGGATTGTTTTACCCTCAACAACACAAGTTAGTTGGTCTCTAACAAAATCTAAAAATCCACGATCTAAATCTGCGTGTAATAGTGATTTAGGTAAAAAGGTTCCATCAACCTCAATTTGGTCACGTAGTTCTCTTCTTCTAGGTAAAAGAATTTTTTCTTCGGTTAATGGTATGTATTTTTTTATTTTTTTTGGTAATCCCATTTTTATAGTGCTTTAAATTCATTAGGACCAACAGGTGCTGCAATTATTGTTTTATAGAATGGTTTATAACCTTTATATGTATGTTTAAAATCAGATATTACTCTACCATCATTTACAACAGTATAATATCTAACAAAATCTTCACTATCGTAATAACCAACATAATCACCTAAATCTATATCAATACCTAAATTATCTAAGGTTTTTAAATAAACAGATATTGTAATATTTCCTGGCTCAAACTGTGCGTTTTTTGTTGTACCAACATTTTTATTTTCTGGTACCGCAATAGCTACAAAAGCATTGAACTCTATTGGTGGTAAAAATTTAATGCCGTCTTCTACAGTTTCTCCATAAACATCGTCAGTTTTTGTTTTACCTTTGTCTACTTTGTATAATACACATTTAAAGTTCATATCACCATCTAACCACTCTTGACCCATCTCAACCTCAAGATTAAAATCTTTTTCACCAAAAAACTTTCCTAGTCTAGATATTGGAACTCTATTTGTCATAATGTTATTTATTGATAAATATCAATTTTATTGTTATTTTTATTAATAACTATTAATATTGGAACAACCAAAACAAATAATAGAACAAAAAGCTTTAGATTTGTTAGACACATATAGTGGTGCTAACAACTATATCCTATACCTTAAAAATAAAAAAGTTTCAAGCAAGAAGTTTTACCCAACTAGATCTCAAGCTGAATACATTACAAATTATTATAACACAAAACCAAAGATTGCTCGTAAGTGGGTTGATTTAGATTCTTATTTTGCAGAAAAGTTCGCAAAAGAAAAATATTTAATGCAAACACCAACTAAAGTTTATATTGAAAAACTTTTGGTTGAAAGAGAAAAGTCTTATCATATCTGGGGTAAATTTTTTGAAAAAGACAGTTTGCACGAATTTTGGGTACCTAAGACATCCTTAATTAAGACACATACTATAGAAAAGGTAGATATTGATTACTCTAAATATAGTCATCGTCCACCATTATCACACCAAAAAGAAGCGATTGAAAAACTTGTTGGTTCTAAAAGATTTATATTAGCGGACGATATGGGTCTTGGTAAAACAACATCAACAATTATCGCAGCATTAGAAACTGGTGCTAAAAAAATATTAATAATATGTCCAGCTTCTCTTAAAATAAATTGGCAAAGGGAGATTGAAAATTATACTAACAGAGGAAGTTTTATTTGTGAAGGTAAAAAATATTCTGAAAACAATGAGGACTTTGTGATTGTAAATTATGATATTTTAAAAAACTTTCACAACTTAAAAGAAAAGGATAATTCTGATTTATTAAATTCTAATTTTGATCTTGTTATTTTAGATGAAGCGCATATGGTGTCAAATGCCCAGGCGCAAAGAACAAAAATAATAAATGATTTTGTAAAAAATATTGATAAAGTTTGGTTATTAACCGGTACACCAATGACATCACGACCAATAAATTATTATAATCTATTAAAGATTATTGAAAGTCCTGTTGCACAAAATTGGATGGCGTATGCCATTAGATATTGTCAAGGATATCAATTTAGAGCCGGTAATAGAAAAGTGTGGAATGTTACAGGCGCCTCAAATCTAGAAGAA